ATCGCCCGCCTCCACCCCACCACCACCGGCTTCGTCGGCGGTCCCCTCCCCTTGCAGGGGAGGATGCCGTTATCCTTCCCAGCAGGAGCCCGCCCATGCGCCGCTTCCTATCCCAAATCGGCGCCGCGCGATGAGCGTCGCCCCCGATGTCGCCGCCGCCGCGCTGGCCGACGCCAAGGCCTATCTGCGGCTCGATACCGCCGACGAGGACGCGACGCTCGCGACGCTGATCGGCGCCGCGAGCGCGCTGTGCGAGCGCTTCACCGGCCTCGCGCTGTGGCTCGTCGATCGCAGCGACACCGTGCCCGCGATCAGCCCGGAATGGCAGCGCCTCCCCGCGACGCCGGTGAGCGCGATCGTCTCGGTGTCGACGCTCGATCCGGTGGGCGTCGTCGCGACGCTGCCGGTCGACGCCTATGCGATCGACATCGATGCCGGCGGCGACGGCTGGGTGCGGCTGACGCGCCCGGTCGCGCTGGCGCGGCTGCTGGTCGGCTATCATGCCGGCGTTGCGCCCGACTGGCCGTCGCTACCCGAACCGCTGCGCCAGGGCATCGTCCGGCTGGTCGCGCATTGCTTCGCGCATCGCGACGCGCCCGACGATGCCGGGCCGCCCGCTGCAGTCGCCGCGCTGTGGCGGCCGTGGCGGCGGATGCGGCTGGCATGAGCGAGTTCGCCGGCGGGCTCACGCAACGCGTCTTCGTCCAGCGCCGCAGCGCCGATCGCGACGATCTCGGCGGTGCGGACGGCAGCTGGGCGACGCTCTCCCAGGTCTGGGCAACGCTAGCTCCGATCGCGCCGGCCGCCTGGGGGCAGGGCGACCGGCCCGGCGCGAGCCCGCGCTGGCGGGCAAGCCTGCGCACCACCGACGTGCTGCCGGGCGACCGGCTGCAATGGCGTGGGCTGCTGTTCGCGGTGCGATCGGTCGAGGCCGATCCCGCGCTGCCCGATCGCCTGACCCTCGTGCTGGAGGAGGATCGATGACAACTATCCCGAATCTCTCGCCCGCGCTGGTCGCGGCACTCGCCGGCGCGGAGGCACGCGCCGCCGCCGTGATCGCCGCGGAGGTGCCCCCCGATGTGCGTGTCGCGCTCACCGACGACGGCATCGGGCTGACCGGCCGCGCTCTCTCGATCCGCGCGCAAACCGACAGCCGGCTGCGCGACTTCGCCGGGCTGCTGCGATGAGCACGGCTGCCCAGGCGCTCCAGCGCGCGCTCGTCGCGACGCTGCGCGCGGCGCCGTTCGCAGCGGAGTTGACCGGGATCTACGACGGGCCGCCCGCGGAAGCGATCTGCCCGTTCGTCGCGATCTCGGATGGCTCGACCGTCGACTGGAGCACCAAGGACCGGCGCGGGCGTGAGCATCGCCTGTCGATCGCGATCTGGGGCGACGGGCTGAGCCCCGCGCGGCTGCACGATCTGCTCGGCCAGGCGCAGGATGCGATCGAGGCGATGCCGCCGACGCTGCCCGGCCACGCCATCGCCAGCCTCGTCTTTTTGCGCGCCCGCGTCGTCCGCGATCCGGATGGACCGTGGGCGGGGCGTCTCGATTACCGCGTGCGGACGCTGGAACTTCCCCCTTCCTGAAAGGGAGGGGTCGGGGGTGGGTGGTGGCTTGGCGATACGGCCGCCTCGCACACTGGCCCGTCCGTATCGTCCAGCCAACACCCACCCCAACCCGTCCCTTGAAAGGGAGGGGCTTCAGAAGAAGAAGGAGAAATCCCATGCCTGCAGAAGCTGGCAGTGCCTTCCTGCTCAAGATCGGCGACGGCAATACGCCGCCCGCCTTCACCACGGTCGCGGGCCTGCGCACCACGATGCTCACCATCGCGGGCGAGCTGGTGACGATCACCAACAAGGATAGCGGCGGCTGGCGCGAGCTGCTGTCGGGGGCGGGCACGCGCAGCGTCTCGGTTGCAGGCAGCGGCGTGTTCACCGGCTCGGCGGCGGAGACGCGATTGAAGGCCAATGCGCTCGCCGGCACGATCGACGGTTATCAGCTGCGCTTCCAGAGCGGCGAGACGATCCAGGGTCGCTTCCTGCTGACCAAGCTCGATTATTCGGGCGATTTCAACGGCGAGCGATCCTACACGCTCGCGCTTGAATCCTCGGGCCAGGTGGCAAGCTCGTGAGCGCCGCGGATACGGCCGCCGCCCCGCCCGCCAACCCCGCGCGCGGCGAAGCGACGCTGACGCTTGCCGGCCAGCCGATGACGGTGCGGCCGAGCTTCGCCGCATTGGTCGCCGCCGAGCAGGAGGTCGGGCCCTTGTTTGCGCTGGTCGAGACCGCGGCGGCGGGCAAGCTCACGCTCGCCGACACGGTCGCGCTGATCTTCCACTGCCTGGTCGACAAGCCCGGTGACATGACCACGCAGAGCCTCGGGGACGAGATCGTCCAGGTCGGCATCGCGGTGCTGACCCCGGTGCTGCAAACCCTGCTCGGCCAGATCATCAAGGGGCTGTGAGACCGGAAAACCCTCCCCCGGAAGCGGGAGAGGGAGAGGGTTTGGACACCATGACATTCACCGCTTCCGCCACCCGCCTCGCCGGCCTCGCCGCCGCGATCGCGGGGTGGCGACCCGACGAATTCTGGCGCGCGACGCCGGTCGAGCTCGAGACCGTGCTCGCCGCCTTGGTATCACCCGAGGCGACCGCCGCCGCGCCCCCCGATGCCGCGACGCGCGCGGCCTTGCAGGAGCAATTTCCCGATGGATGAGACGATCGAGACGCTGATGATCGGCGTCCGTGCGGATACCGCGAGCTTCGCGCAGGATACCGCCACGATGCAGGCATCGCTGCAGAATTCACTCGGCCAGGGCGCGGACAAGGTGGGCAGCCTGATCGAGTCCAGCCTCGCCAAGGCGGTCACCTCGGGCAAGCTCGGCTTCGCGGACCTCGAGAAGAGCGTGCTCGCGGTCTTCGGCACGATCGCGGCGCAGGCGGTGTCGGACGGGCTGTCCTCGCTGCTCACCGGGATGGCCGGTGGTGGCGGCCTGGCGACGCTCGGCAGCAGCCTGATCGGGGCGCTGATCGGATCGCCCGGCCGCGCGACCGGCGGGCCGGTCTCGCCGGGCAGGCCCTATATGGTCGGCGAACAGGGCCCCGAAGTGTTCGTGCCGGGCGCGGCGGGCAGCATCGCGCCGGCCGGTGGCGCGCCAGCCGCGCGTTCGGTCAACGTCGCGATCAGCGTCGCCGCGCCTGCCGGCACCGAACCGCAGGCGCTGGCGCGATCGAGCCGCCAGGTCGCGCGCGCAGTCAGCCGCGCGCTGGCGCAGGCGGATCGCTAAGATGGGCCGGAGCATGGGGTGGTGGCTGGCGGGTGATGCCGACGCCGTGCGTGCGCAGAAGCGCGAGGTCGGCTGGGTCAAGCGCTTCGATCCGCGCTTCTGGACGGTCAATTTCCCACGCCCGATGATGGCCGCGGTGACGACCACCGGACCGCAGGCGATGCGCATCGACGCGGTCTTTTACCGCACCGACGATCTCGCCGGGCTGATCTGGGCCTCGACGGACACGGTCGACCACCCGTTGCTGCGCTACGAGACCTCGGGCGACTATCGCGGCTGCACGCTCGCTTTCCGCTGGCGCTCGCAAGGGCTGATGCCGCTCGATGCTATCAACGGCCCGACGCTGACGATCGAAGGTCGTGACGCTGCGGGCACCGCGCGCAGCTGGTATGTCCGGCTGTGGAACTATGCGACCGGCACGTCCGAGGATGCGCAGGTCTCGATCGACTTCGGTGCCGTCGACGGCGGTTTCCTGCTGCCCGGCGAGGCCGATTCGGTGTGGGCGGGCGATGTCGACCGGATGTTCGTCTCGCTCGTGCCGCCCGGCTACACCGGTGCGGACGGCGAGTTGGCCGCGCCGGCCGAGGGGTGGGTCGAGATCGACGGGATAACGTGCGACGGCGCGGGATCGACGCTGGCGATCGGCGACGGGCTGGTGCCGCCGCACGGCCTCTGCATCGCGACCGGCTATGACGATGCCTACGACCAGACGCCGGCGCGGATGCTGCGCCAGATCGTGGCACTTGGCTATCGCGGCGCGATCGACCATTATGTCGGGATGAGCCATTATTTCCGGCTCGAATGGAATGCGGGCGCAGGGCTGCATCTGATCAGTCTCGCGGGCGGCGTGCTCAACGTCGCCGCCGACGCCTGGCACCGCGATTTCCTTGCACGCGCCGCGGTACTGGGGTTCGAGGTCATCCTGTCGATGTCCTACGAACTGCTCGACCAGCATGTCTGGAACGACTGGAAGCAGCGCGGGCCCGATGGCATGCAGGCGCTGACGGGCTGGGATCCGCCCTCTACCCTGCTGTCGCCCGCAAGCGACGGCGCCATGAGCTATCTGCGGACGATCGCGACGACCTTCGCGACGATGGCGCAGGCGGTCGGACGCGTGCACTTCCAGCTCGGCGAGCCGTGGTGGTGGGTGCGCGCCGACGGCACGATCTGCATCCACGACGCCGCCGCCCGCGCTGCGCTTGGGCCGGGGGTCGATGCGGTGGCGAGCGTCGAGGGGACGCTCGTCGATACGCAGACCGCGGTGCTCGATGCCGCCGGCGCGCTGCTGGCATCCTCGACCGCGGCGATCGCGGCGGCGGTGAAGGCGATCGCGCCCGGTGCCGAGACGCTGCTGCTGACCTATCTGCCCACCGTGCTCGCCGCCGACAGCCCGGAGCTTCGGCGCGCGGATCTGCCGGTCGGCTGGGCGAGCCCCGCGTTCGACCGGCTCCAGCTCGAGGATTACGACTTCGTCCTCGCCGGAGATGTCGGTGCGTCCGCACGGGGTGCTGCCGTCGCCTCGGCGCGGCTGAACTATCCGCCCGAGGATCAGGATTACTTCACCGGCTTCGTGCTCAACGCGCCCGATGCCGCGACGCAATGGCCGCGGATCGCCGATGCGGTCGCGGCCGCGACGGCACGCGGCGCGTCACGGATCTTCGTGTGGGCGCTGCCGCAGGTGGCGCGCGACGGCTTCACCTGTTTCGATCTGGGGGAGGGGGACTTGAACGCCTTCGACGACGTCGACTTTCCGCTGGCGCTGGGGCGCCAGGCGAGTGCCACGCCCGGCTTCTCGACCGCGATCGTGACGACCGCGGCGGGCGTCGAGCAGCGCAACGCCGATTGGGCCGACGCGCGGCTACGCTTCGATGCCGGGCCGGGGGTGCGCGCCGAGGCGGACATCGCGACGCTGATCGCCTTCTTCCGCGCCCGACGCGGCGCCGCGCGCGCGTTCCGCTTTCGCGATCCGTTCGATTATGATTCGGACGGCGATCAGCGTCTCGGCACCGGCGACGGCGTCACCACCAGCTTCGCGCTGGTCAAGAACTACGGCAC